CAACCAAAACAACACAGTGACCGCGCCAAAGCTGTTAAAGTACTTGGTCAAAAATCGCCACTGGAGTCCATTTGAAATGGCCCACATGGTTGTGGGCATTGACACCACTCGTGACATTGCCCGCCAGATTCTTCGGCATCGCAGTTTTGCCTTTCAGGAGTTCAGCCAGCGGTATGCCAACGCAGAAGACCTGGGTTTTGAGACCCGAGAAGCGCGGCTACAGGACCAAAAGAACCGTCAGGCTAGTTTGGAAACAGACGACCTTGAGTTACACCGGGTCTGGGAAGCCATGCAAATGGACAGCCTACGATATGCTAAAAGGGCATATACTTGGGCACTTACAAACGGCATTGCTAAAGAGCAGGCCCGAGCAGTGTTGCCAGAGGGCATGACTCACAGCCGATTGTACATGGCTGGGTCGGTTCGCAGCTGGATTCACTTCTGTGATGTTCGTTGTGATCAGTCCACACAAAAAGAACACCGTGAAGTGGCGGAACAGTGCAAAACAATTTTAATGGAGCAATTCCCGGCTTTAAAGGATGTGTTAGATCATGAGGATCGAACCCAGTAACTACAATCCCCTAAGGCTAATACTAGACTATCTAACCCCCATCTCAGGCAGTTTCCTTACCCTAGAAGTGTTAAATTACATCAAGGGTTACCTTCAACTGGGTGGTGTGGTGTGCGAAAGCCCAGAGGAAGTGGTAACCTGCATTGGGTTGATCGAAGAGTTGGGATTGGTTAGAGTTATAGAACACAAAGAAAACAAAACAACATACTACGAGGTATTTACAACATATGGCAAATAAGAGCGGTGGACCATCAAAGACTGGCCAAGCAGCGAACTACAAGAATAACAAAACCTGGGAGCGTAACAGGCTGCGCAAACTGAGGAGAGCACTAAAACGTAACCCAGACAACACGCAAATCACCACAGCGTTAAAGGGTGTAAACTACCGCCGACACACTCCAAAGGCTCCCTACTGGACTCATACGATGATCCGAACAGCTGTTTTGTTCAAACAATTCTCAGGGCACTTCAACCCCGAGATCTTTTCCACAAACGAAAAGACCGCGGCAAGTGCTCAATTGGGTCACCGTATGAAGTGGACTTTCAAAGCTCCACCAACAAATGAAAAGTCAATGTTCTCACTAGGAGCACGAATGCACACTGGGGGTCGTCAATGGGCTTGATCGAAGTGTACGTACTGTTTGCCGTCACCACAGCAGTGGTAAGCCTATATGAATTGATCTGGCCCGTTATGCAACAGATCAGATTGACCCACAGTGAACTCAATGTTAGTCAACACTGGAAGATCACTGTTACAGTGTTCTTTGTTATGAGTTTGGCTGTAGCTCCACTATTAATTATTCCCTGCTTGTGGCCCAGCAAAGGTGAGCGTTTTCGGTCTACTCTGTATACAAGCCTACAAAATGCTCAATAAATTTTAGCTTGAAATAACCCAGCTTTTGGGCTATAATAGTTGTTCTTAAACGGTAACAAACCATGAAACTAAAGACATTTACATACGAAGATCTGAAAGGCAAAGTCACCAACCGCACGGTACTGGTGGTTCAAGAACCTACCTCAAAGCTGAGTGCCATTGACGTCAGTGAGCAAGACGATGAGACAATCATCAACTTTGCCCTAGCTTACGAAACGGCTCGTCAGGCTTTTTTGGCTGAAGTAGCTGCGTTGGAAGCACAGTATGACTTGAAGCACCGGTTCCGCCAGTTCTTTGAACACAAGATGGATGGGGTAGTTACCGAAGACATTTGATGGTTGTAATTCCTTCGGATCGAAGGCGCGTTGGACGGCGGATCATTCCCGCCCCGGTCCACCAAAAGCATTTTATAATTAAGCAGACGTGCTGAAAACGACAGTGAGGGCTTATCGTAGGTGTGTCACTGCCTGAATAGTTGAAAACTCTAAGTAAACTATCAAGGGGACGATAAGATAAAATGTTTTTGATGGGCCGGACGTGGTTTCGACAGCGTGAGATAGTGAAGACGGCAACTCGGCAATGCGACAGCCGTAGGGTTGGGGTTACCCGGCCGAAACAGCAAAAAACTTAAATGCCAACGATGAGGTATTTGCACTAGCCGCTTAAAAACCGGTATAGGCCAAGGAGTAGTTTCCTTGTCACCAAAAAACGGCGGGCCTGTATACCCCCGAAAGGAACCCGCCTCCGCGCACGACGAAAACAGGATGGGCTGTCGTGCCACTAATTTAGCCGGACTAGCTCAGGGGTAGAGCCACCGTTTTGTAAGCGGTAGGTCGTCAGTTCGATTCCGACGTCCGGCACCATAACCAATCATCTGAGAGCAAAGTGCCTGACCAGCGGCCTGACTCACAGGGTGATACCGATCTCTGCCGAGTTCCCCGACAGCCGTGGTTGGCTTAGAACTTGGTTGTAGAGAACTGAATGCCTATAAATCGATAGGACTAAATTGTTCTTAAACAGTTGTGAGTATGATTGGTTATGGTTAAAATTTTTTCACTTGAACACAACCCCTATTTCAAATATAATAATGTCAATGAATTCGAAATCACACCGCAAGTTCAGGGTCTGGGATAACAAGCTGTTATTTCAAACGTACCAGCAGTCCATTCAGATCAAAGAAAAAATCGAAGAACTGTGCGGTGACAAATTGGATCCAGAAGACCTGCCCATGAGTGCAGTACCTACTCAGGTGTTATACACTGTAATGGCTTGTTATGAAGCAATGTACGACAAATTGTTAGAAGAAGACCTACTCCAAGCGGGCTGGTCAAACAAATCAACTAAATCTTATCACTAAAAGAAATCAAAAATGGCATGGACTGACGAACTAAAGGCAAAGGTTATTTCTCAATACGAGGCTGCTGACCCCACTCCTGAAACTTCCACTGAAATCATCAAGGACATTGCAGAGGAGCATGAGCAGAGCCCAAACGGTGTACGAATGGTACTAGTACAGGCTGGCGTTTACGTCAAGAAGGAAGCCGCAAGTGGCGGCGATACCAAGAAGCCCGCAGGTGGCTCCGAGGGTACTAAGCGTGTGTCGAAGGAAAGTTCTATTGCCGCACTGAAGGCTGCTATCAAGGCCAAGGGTGCACAAGTAGACGACGAGATTCTAGACAAGCTGACCGGCAAGGCTGCTGTTTACCTCACAGCTGTTATCGGCGGTTAAATCAAGGGCGGAATATTCCGCCTTTACCTATTTGTGGAAACAACATGATGGAATTGAGATGGCTGGGTCTGAGCAGCGGTCACAGGGTATTGCAGTATAGAGTTCGTGAACGCGAAGTCCGGTCTACAATGGCCGCTAACGGTAATCCTGGTTGGGTAACAGAGCATACCTGGACTGACTGGTGTGATGTTCCCACAGTGCTGTGTTCAACAGAGGGTGGTGTCAGAACCATTTTGGAGAGGGCAAAATAATGGCTAAGGGTCGTAGTAAGAATGGCGATGATGAAAAGCTGGATCCAACCAATCTGGAAAAGGTAATCAAGCTCTTGGAGGCTGAAAAGCCAATTACCAAGAAGGATGCTTGTAGCATGTTGAACATTGCCTACAACACGACCCGGCTGGGCAACTTGATCGAGAAACACAAGGAGAAAGTTGCGCGCGATCAGCAGCGTCGTCGTGAGAAACGGGGAACTCCAGCAACCCCAGATGAAATCAAGTATGTAGTAGAGGAGTACTTGGAGGGTGCTGCTATTGAAGCCATTAGTGACACAATTCACAGGCCCGGTACTTTTATCAAACAGGTCTTAGACAGCCACAACGTGCCCATCAGGGCTAGGGCACACGACTACTTCAAACCTGAACTGATTCCAGAGGGTGCAGTCCGGGACGTGTTTGATATCGGTGAAGTGGTGTACAGTGCTCGCTACGACAGCACAGCACGAGTCGAAGACGAGTTTCCTCATCCAGACGAACGAGTCTACCGTATTTGGCTAATTAGCGATCGCTGGCAGCAATATGCCTATCAGCCTGCATCAGAATTGGCATCACTAAAACACCTAGCAGAGCTGGGAGTAAAGGTATAAGTTGGAAATCTATGAAAAAGTACTGTACGAGAACATGGAAAAAGGTTACCAGTACCGATTGACAGTGAGTGAGTTTCGTGAAGTAGAATACCTACACATTCGTAAGTACTTTTTGAGCTACGAGGGTGAGTGGATGGCCACCAAAGAGGGCGCTGCAATCCCTGCTACAATTCAAAACACTTTTGCACTGTTGGACGGGTTGCTGGAGGTGTGTAGCAAAGCAGAGGGCAACGAGGCCATTATCGACCACTTGGAAAGCAAGATTTCTTACTTGAAATCTGTCACTGAATAATCTATAATAGTTCTATGAACCAACTAACACAGTTTCTTGAAACAGCAAGCCGTCACTACTATGCCGGTACACCCATCATCTCAGACGAACAGTTTGACAGTCTGAGTGAGACCTGCGGCTACAGCAAAGTGGGTGCCAAACAGCATGAAGACGTTGAACGTCACCTGTTTCCAATGTATTCACTGCAAAAGTGGTATGAGGATGAACAGGTAACCAACCCCCTAGCCAGCGAAAAGAATGTTGTAATGACTCCAAAGCTGGACGGCGCAGCCATTAGTGTGTTGTACATTGATGGTGTGTTTGTTCGTGCCTTAACCCGAGGGGATGGCAAAGAGGGCAGGGATGTTTCCAACAAAGTTTGCCGACTTGTGCCCAAGACCATCAATCACACAGGTGTGGTGCAGATCACTGGTGAGGTGTGTGCTCCTGTCCACGTAGAAAACAGCCGCAACTATGCCGCGGGTGCTCTCAACCTGGGCAGCGTGGAGGAGTTCTCCACCCGCAGCGTGGAGTTCTTTGCCTATCAAGCCACACCACACATTACACCCAGCTATACTGAAGACCTCAAGGTCTTGAAGAAGAGCGGGTTCAACACCGTGTTTGACAAGAACCTGCACGAGGTCTATCCAACAGACGGTGTAGTTTTCAGAGTAGACAGCAATGACCGCTTTCAAGAGTTGGGACATACTGCAAAGCATCCTCGCGGTGCCTATGCTCGTAAAGAACGCTCAGAAGGTATTGAAACGACTCTGGTTGATGTTGAATGGAGTGTTTCAAAAACCGGCAAAGTCACCCCAGTAGCTATTTTTGACAGTATAAATATTGATGGTAAAACAGTTACTAGAGCCACTCTTAACAATCCAGGATTTATAAAAGCACTAGATTTACGCATTGGTGATAAAATAGCAGTACGTCTTGCAGGTATGATTATTCCTGAAGTTGTTCATAAAATTAGTGCATAAAAATTTCCTACTTGCCGATATTTTACCTATATGATATAATTATTGGCAAGTAGGAGGACTTTATGCTTATATATAAATGTAAAAATGTTACAACGGGTCGTATTTACATAGGTAAAACCGTTAGATCTCTAGAAGTACGGAAACACGAACATTTAAAAGAGCTTCGTAATAATTGTAAAGGTGGTTTATGGCAAGAGGACTTTAATCTATACGGGGAAAGTGACTTTATATTTGAAGTACTAGAAGAAACATCTGATATTAATAAACTATCCAATATAGAGGTACAGCTAATAACTACCTTTAATACGCTAGAACCTGTAGGGTATAATAAAACCAAAAGTAGCGGCCCTATATACTCACCAGATAAGCTAGTAGAGGCGTCCAAACACCCATTAGAAACATTAGAAAATATAATGCTGTTGGCTATTTCTACCCCGTATAAAACAATAGAAGAAATAGCAGTAGAATGTAATGTCACCCCTAATGTAGTTGCAGATTTATTACATTGTAAGTCATACACTTGGCTATCGACGGTTTATCCAGACACTTACAAAGAAATAGTAAGTATAAATTCTTCATTTTGTGCACGTAGAACGTACCTAAAGTCTATAGATCTTATACATGCCATGGACTTATATGTAAATAGCAATTTATTAGACAGAGAAATTGCTAATATTTGTAATATTACTGTTAATGTTTTGAGAGATTTGGTACGTCAAAAAGCCTATTTGACCATGAAAGAAGTATCTCCAGTACTATATAGTCAGGCAACAGCTAAATACTCAAATAAAAATAGTATACGAGTAAAAGAAAAAACAATAATCGACACCTCGACCGATACTTGGTACACCTTTAACACTTGTGCTGAAGGTGAGAGACTAATCGGAATAGACCATAGAAGGATTGCGGACTTAGTTGCTGGACGTACAAAAAAGTATAAGACATTTGTCTTACTATAAGGTTGGCTAAAGTCAAGCTAATTTTAGACCTACGGGCTCAACAAATTTAGTCTTGATGGCACACTGCAAATGTACTATAATATATTCTCTAAACAGTTGAAAACCAATGAAGATCACCATTCCAACCACTTGCCCCTGCTGTGAGTACCCCCTTGAAACAGTCAATGAACAATTGTTCTGTCGTAATGGCGCTTGCTCAGCCCAGCTAGACAAAAAGCTGGAACACTTCTGCAAGGTGTTGGGCATCAAGGGCATGGGTCCCAAATCTGTGGAAAAGTTGAATCTGTGCGACATTACAGAGATCTACTACCTAGAACTGGATCAGGTGTCTGAAGCCTTGGGCAGTCGTAAAACAGCCCTTAAATTGCTGGACGAGATCGAACGCTCCAAGGGTGCAGACTTGACAACAGTGTTGGCCTCCTTCTCCATCCCACTAGTGGGAACCACAGCCAGTAACAAGATTGCAGCTGTTGTAGATCACATTGACCAAATCAATCGTGAAACTTGCAAACAGGCTGGTCTGGGTGAGAAAGTCACAGAAAACCTGGTAGGTTGGTTATCAACAGAATTCACGGAAATAAGAGAGTTTTTACCGTTCTCTTTTAGTTCCACTAAGCAAACTGTTAGTAGTGCAGGTGGTAAAACCGTTTGCATTACTGGCAAGTTGGTGTCATTTAAGAACAAAGCCGAAGCCAAACAACAGCTGGAACAGGCAGGCTATCAAGTAGTAGAGAGTGTTACCAAAACACTGTGTTACTTGGTAGACGAACAAAATGACGCTAGTACAAAGCGTAAAAAAGCAGATCAATACGGTATCAAAGTTATTAACAACTTAACTCAATTTTTGAAAGAAGAAACACAATGACAGAAAAAGCAAAGAAGTGGTCAGATGAGGCCGTTGCAACCCTAATGTCCATCGTAGGCAGCAACAGCCCAGTTAGCGTAGCTAAGGTAGAACAAGCCGCAGCCGAACTGGAATTTAGCCCCCGTTCAGTTGCCTCAAAGCTGCGTCAACTTGATCGCGAAGTAGCTTCTATGGCCAAGGAGAAGACCAGTGCTTTCTCCGAGAGCGAAACAGACTCCCTAAAGCAGTTTGTTACTCGCAAGAGCGGGGTACTTACCTACAAGGAAATCGCCGAAAAGTTTGCAGACGGCAAGTTC